AATTGTTTGAACGCTTCTTTGAATGCTGAGAATGTTATCTCTAATATTTTTAATATCTCTGTTGGCTGAAACTACTTTTTTCGCAGCGACATCTGCTTTTTTGTCTGAATCTTTAGAGGACTTTTCAAAGTATGCTCTAAATTTATTTTGTGCTTTTTCTACATCTTCTGTTTTTGCTTTGGCATATTTTTTAGAAAGAACTGATCCCAAGTCTTTGCCGACCAATCCTTCGAAGAACCCTGACATGAAGCCAGTGGTTTTTTCCGTAGCCATGCGCCATTCTTCGCGGATTTGATTTTCAATCTGAAGTGATTCTATGCCACTCTTGCCTTGAGTCTCTGCTTTGATTCTGCGCTCTAATAGTTTTGGATCTCGTTTCTTATTGAACTCGTCCAACTGTTTCTTTAGATTTTTTAATTCTTTGTCAGAGACATTAGCCATTTATCGTTTCTTTTGCTGTTGTAAAAGTTTAAACTGTTCGTTCTGTTCCTTAATATAATTTGCAAGCATAGTCACATAAATCTGTTTTTCCCACGGTATCAAATTGTCTAATTCCGTCAACGAATACTTATGATGCTGCATTAAAGTAAAATTCGTTGAGTAATAATTCTTCAAATTCTCATAACCAAAGATTAGTCGAAAAAATTTAGAACGCCCTCCGTAACCACATTATTTACATGACCACATTTTGGACATTTTACATCTTGTTCCAAAACTACAGTTGGCGCAGTCACAAAGAAAGACTTGATTAGTTTAACTTGGTCAAGACTCATGTTATCAAAGAAGCCTAACAATTCCTCTTTACTAATATCTTCTTTCTTATACACTTGATTTTCATCATAGATGTAATCAAGATATTCAGCAATCACTTCATAACCACCGTCTTTAAATGTGTCATTTAATACAGACTCTGGTAAATTTAACGAAGGGTATTTCATCGCAACACCAATTGTATCTGTCAACTTAATAATGTTAGTGTGAGTTTCGTCTCCTCTATACTTCACATTCTTCAGTTCAAGATTAAACTCCACATTTTGACCGCAGACAGTTTCCTCAACCATATTGTTACAAGTATAAACTAACTCTGCTGTTTCACCCACGGAATTAATTCGTAGGTGAATAAAAAACATTTCAATATCAAACACTGGCAGAGAATCTACATCAATTTTTTCCAGGCAACAATTATTAATAATTTGTTTGACTGTTTTTAAAATTTCCTGCACATCATCTGATTCTTTTGCCATCAAAAGTAACTTTTCCTCTTTAACAAGGAAAGGTCTGTATTTTACTTTACGATTTAACGATTTCAAATACACTTCAAAAACTGGATGTTCAAGTTTCGGTAAAGCCATAATCTACTCCATAAATTATCTTGGTCCAACTGTTCTTCTGTTTCGTGTAATTGGTCCTGTTGCTAATGAGTCTGGTAACTGTAGGTTTAATTGTGGTGGGCTGAAATTGAATGTTGGGACAGCCTTGCCAATCTTATCTCTAATCGACGCATCCAATGCATCACCATAATTACGGAGACCATTGTTTCTTTCATCGTATGCTGAGAATGCTTGCGTATCCCAGTAGTCATATTTAAATGTGACGGTCATTCTATGAATACCATCATCTGCCCAGTTTAATTGTAGTGGTGAAATAGAAATTGGGAATGCGTTGTAGAGCGAAACAATGTAAGACTTTTCTGGTGTTCCGCTGGTGTTAGCATCTTCATAATATTGATTTATTTCTATTTTAGTCGCATACTGCGTTTTGTATTCCAACAAGTAGTTGTTGAGCGGAACAATCAAATTCATCCACTGGTCGAATAGTTTTTTCTCCCATAGATCTGCGGCGCAAATAAATGTGAGGGAAATATCATTAAAGGTTCCAACAGAGGCAACAGATTGAGGAACACCATAATAGCGACCGTCGACTGTATTGACATTGAATCCAGGTAATTCTGCGGTTTCGCATTGAAAGCGAAGGTCAATGGTTTCAGCAGCCAATCCTAATGGTTTATAAATGCGAACATCAAATTTAGATGTTTTGGCATAGTCGCGATGTTTGCCGAAGTGACTTATAAATTCTTGAACTTTAAATGCCATTACCTGTTGTACACCATCTTTTGTACTGGGAGAAAAATAGCCGTTTCCCAGTTATCGGGTTCAATATAAATCAACGAAGACATAACATGCTGGAACAAATATCGCTTAATACAAGGTTCGATTAATCTGTATCTTCTTGACTTTGCCAATAGATCATATGATAAACGGAACCTGGTTGTATCATCATATTTATTGTTGTTTATGAAATCCATAAGGCGATCCAAAAGAGCCAAACGACTGTATGGATCAAGATAGTGTAAATTGAGCCCAAGGAATCCGTCGCTGTACACATCCATAGGTATGACCAACGGAAACTTATCCCAAACTGGAAGAGTATCTTTGTTTTTGGCTTCGTAGTGAAAAAAATACATTTTACCAACGAAGGCTGTGGCTGAAACTCGCGACGCATCATTTAACAGATTAGATCTGTTGGATGGGATTCGAATACGGCGAATTCTATCAGCCAACCAGTTTCTGGCTGCTGATGTTCTTGGTGCGATGCCAGCAGCACGAAGGTCTTTGTTTACTTTATCCAGTAATGATGCCATTAGATACCCAACTCTTTTTCTGTAACAACCACAAATGTCCAATTACGATCTTTACAATATTCCGTCGCGGCTTGCCATTTGGCTTCATTTATACCCCATGTTGCGACTTCATTAATGTATTGTTTTGTGACTCGACTTCTTTTCTGTGGTGGTTGAGCCTGTTTAGAAGGTTTGACTTCGATGATTGTGGATGCTACCTTTCCCTCTCGAGTTTTGGTTCGCACGAAGAAATCTGGGAAATATCGATGCCATTTTCCATCTACTGGGGATAAATATGGTATGATAATCTCTTCATTTGACCATCCAATTACACTCGGATTATCATCCAGGTGCACCATAACTCGGCGCTCCCATAACGATCTATACCAGATGTTTGTAGGATCACCTAAATATTTATTAGTATTTTTCGGACTAAACTTGCCACTGTAAGCCATAGTCTATTTATTAGGAAGAATTAATGCCTCTTTTCGAATCTATTAAGACTGGTATTCGCAATGTCTTCGGTGGAGATAATTCTAATAAGACTGCTCGTCAAGGCGAAGGTGTGATCAAGAAAGCCTCTACACCTAATACTCGTCCGCCACAAGGTCCACAACGAAAACTGGCAACAAATCCATACAAAGTTGAAGATCTTCGTTTCCCACCTAATATCGGTCAGGACAGAGCCAGATCTCATTGGATTAAATTTATTCCAACAATTCAACAGGCTGGTAAGTACCAAGTTCAAACCACAAATCAATTAAGTCGCGCAGATACAAATCGCAGTTCTTCATTCGGATTTGGTGGACAAATAGGTTCTACAGCTGATCCATTGAATGGTGCTGGCGCTGTTGCTGGTCTTGGATTAATTAAGACAGCTGAGGCAGCTGTTGCTGGCGAAGTTCCTGATGTTTTAAGTGATGCTCTTAAAGGGTTAGCAGGTGATAAAGCAGCTGCTGGTAGAGCAATCGGCGCAGGCGTTGGTGCTGTTGCTTCTGGTGCATTGACAGCTGGTGTTGTGTCAGGAATCAATGTAACAAGAAAAACGAGAAGAGCTGCTGCGTTTATTTCTCTTTATATGCCAGATACAGTAACGCAAACAATTGTCAATGACTACGATCAAATCAGTTTAACGCAGGCACTCGGAAAGGCAGGTCTTGCGGCTCAAGCTGGCGGTGAGATTGTTGCTGGAGATTTAGAATCTATTGGTGGTGCTGTTGGTCCAGGTGGTCGTGAAGTTGCTGGTGCGTTGGCTGAACAAACAGGCAACTTTGGCTCAGGAATCACAGATGTGTTGTTATTCTCAGCTGGGTTTGCGCAAAATCCGCAGGTAGAATTGCTCTTTAAGTCGGTTCAGAATCGTGAGTTTTTGTTTGACTTTAAATTTACGCCAAGAACATCAGAAGAAGCGCAAACAATTATCAACATCATCAAAGCATTTAAGTTTCATGCGGCACCAGAAATTCCAGACACAGGAAATGGACGATACTTTGTGCCGCCTGATGAGTTCGATATCGTGTTTATGTACGGCGATAAGAGAAATCCTAATCTACCACAGTTATCAACATGCGTTTTACAAGGCATTGACCTCAATTACGCAAGCGCAGGACAATGGACAACATTCAAAGACGGTATGCCAGTCGAAATTTCGCTTCAATTACGATTTAAAGAAGTCGAAATCATACACAAAGCATTGGTTGCGGACGGTTACTAATGAAATACTTCGAAAATTTTACAAAAGTTATCTATACTTTCGATAAAAATGTCGAAAATCAACAACTCGCAACAAATATTTTCGCGCGATCAACATTTTTACGCGAAGTTGCGAACAATTCAACGATCGCATACGAATATCAGGTAACTGATGAGGACACACCAGAGGTTATTGCTCATAAAATCTATGGAGATCCGTTCAGAAGTTGGATAATTTTGTTGTTTAATCAAATTATCAATCCATATTACGATTGGCCATTAAAAAATGAAGTGCTTGATGCTTATATTTTAAAGAAATATGGTCAAACAGTTGATCAGGCTCGTTCTACGATTCATCATTATGAGAAAAGAGTCACCAAAACATCAACTTTCCAAGGTGTTGTTCTTGATGAGACTGTTGAAACAACAAGAATCGGTGAATACGATGTAAATTTCTCAACCAATGTAATCACACCTGCTGCTGTCCCAACCACAGCAGATACTTCGGTCGTTGTTAGTACTGAAACACTAAATTATACCACATATATCTTAACTATTGTTACATCATATAGGGCTGTATCGAATTACACATACGAATTCGAAGAAAACGAGAAAAAAAGAAATATTAAATTGCTCGAACCAGCATATGTGCAGCGAGTTGAAGATGAATTTAAAGAGTTAATGGTAAATGGCTGAAGGCACATTAGGCTCAAAAGATTTTGAGATAAAAAAACTTGAACTGATTAACTCAGGAGGTCAAACAGTTGACCTCCGATATATTTTCATTCAAATGCAAATTTATCAAGATATCTACTCAAGCGTAATGAGTGGAAATATCTTGATAAATGATTCTAAAGAAATTTTTAGTAATTTTTATCTCTGTGGAAACGAATATCTCCATGCGGTTATTGACAAACCAGGATTAAATCGTCCGTTTGAAAAAATTTTTAGAGTTTACAAAACAACAGATCGTAAACCTGTTTCTAACTCAGGGCAAGCATATACTCTACACTTTTGCTCAGATGAGATGATTTCTTCTGAGATGATAACAGTAAGCAAAGCATATAAAGCACAAAAAATTAACAATATTGTTGCGGATATTCTGTCAAACGAATTAAAAATTGATCCGTCAAGAATTAATAGCATTGAAGTCACATCAGGTGTACATGACTTTGTTATTCCTGCGTTCAGACCATTTGAGGCAATTCAATGGGTAGCCAGCAGAGCATACGATGTTGGTAAATTTTGTTATTTCTTTTTCGAAAACAAAGATGGATTTAATTTTATTTCGCTTCAATCTTTATTTCAACAAACACCATATAAAAAGATGAAGTATGAGATTAAGAATGTTGATCCAGATCCATCTGTAAACAAAGACTCAGTCGACGATTTTACAATTTTAAATGACTTTGATATGTTGACCTCTATCGGTAATGGTGCGTTCGCTTCAAGGTTGTTGGCGGTTGATATTTTTAGTCAGAGCCATACTGTGTTAGATTATAATTTAAACACGGCTGAATCGCAAGGCAATTTATTGAACGATTATAAACCTGTTAATTCTTTTAAGAACGCTAAAAACGAATCACTCTTTAATGCATACAATTCCTTCTTTAGAACTTATGTTGCGATTAATGATACTGCTTCAGAGAAAAGCAATGACATTAAATTCTGGATGATGCCAAGAGCATTACACATGACAATGCTGAATCACTTTAAGATTCAGATTGTAGTTCCTGGCGATATTGAAATGAAGGCTGGTGATGTTGTAGAGTACGAAATGCCAACATTCCAAGGATCTGATGCATCAGGTCGTGAGATGGATAAGAAACGAACAGGTAAATATCTTGTAACTTCAATCAATCATAAGTTTATTCGTGAAGATAACAACTTTGAGTGTGTCGTAGAATTGGCTTCCGATTCATTTGCCGAGGCTCTACCAGCCGCCAAGGATGGATTGAATAAATTAACTCAAACTCCGAAGAAGAGATAATATGCCAGGAGCAAAGAAAAATTTTATTGGATTGGAAGGATTTGTTTGGTGGATCGGCGTCGTCGAAGATCGCAATGATCCCGAACAACTCAACCGTGTTCGTGTTCGTTGCTTCGGTTGGCATACAAACGAAAAAGATAAAATTCCAACTGACGCATTGCCTTGGGCGCATCCTGTAATCCCAGTCAATCACCCAGGATCTTACACACCAAAAGAAGGTGACCATGTATTCGGTTTCTTTATGGATGGCGACAGCGCACAGAATCCAGTTATTATGGGTGTGTTGCCAGGAAAACCAGAAGCAAAACCAAATTACGAAAATGGATTTAGTGATCCAAGAAAAGACTTCGGCTCTGCACCAAAAAAACCTGATGACCCATCAGAAGCATATCCTAAATCCACATATCTAAAAGAAGCATCAACAACAAGATTAGCCAGAGGCAAAACTGATTCAACAGTTATTGCTACAAGAAAAAAGAATTTAAAGAGCGGTGTAACTTCGGCAGGTGGAGTTTCTTGGAGTGAACCGCCACCAGCATTTAATCCAAAATATCCATACAATAATGCGCTCGAAACTGAATCAGGTCATGCTTTCGAGTTAGACGATACTCCAGGACAAGAGAGAGTTCATCTTGCTCATCGTAAAGGTTCGTTCATTGAAATCGATAAAGACGGTAACGAAGTTCATAAAGTTGTAAAAGACAATTATGAAGTTATCATGGGCTCGGATTATGTGTATGTTGGCGGCAAATGTTCAGTGACTGTTGCTGGCGATTGTAATTTAAAAGTTGGTGGCAATTTAAATTTAGAAGCTGCTGGCGGCATTAATATGTCAGCTGGCGGTGATTTGAGAGTAAAAGCAAAAGCAGTATTTGTTGAATCAACTTCTGATATGAATTTCAAGTCAGCTTCGGCTGTTAACATTGAATCTTCATCGAAAGCCAGCGTTAAGGGCAGCTCGGTCGCTC